CGACGGGTATTGCCTTTGCTCCGTTATTAGCCGCTGGACCTTTTGGTGTTGCTGGTTATATAGGCGCTCAATTAGCAAGTGGATTAAGCTCGAACTACGGCGCTCAAAAAATAAGAGACCCCGAAGCGGACTACAACGTACCCGAAGGTGCGGCGGCGGGAGTGTTCTCTGCCTTTCCAGGTTTTAGCGCCGCTAAAGTCGCCAAGTTAGGTAAGTTAGGAACAGTAGCTGTAAGAGGTGCTGAAGGCGCTGTAATGGGTGGTGGTGAAGCTTTATTCCGTCAGTCGTTAGAAATGATGGAAGGAAGTAGAGAAAACTTGAGTCCTTTTGAAATAGGTTTTGGAAGCGTAATAGGCGGTAGTATAGGCGCTGGATTAGGACGTAGTGAAGCGTCAAGTATGATTAATCGTATGGGCGTGTCTACAAGCGATGCACAGAAGATACAACAACGTATGGAAGGCGCTGTAGCTGAACGTATTACAAGAATTGATAACTTGTTTAAAAGAAGTCCAGAGCTTAAAGACGGAGAGATGGGTAAGCTTTTACTGAAAGAAAAGGCAGACTTAACCGAACAATTAACCGTCGTATCTAAAACCGATAAAGAATACATCGAAAGTTTAAGAGCAAAGGCACAAGAAGAAAAAGATAAGATTTTAAAACAGTTTGACGATTTCCAAAAGGCTAACCAAGAACAACCGAAGGTCGGCGAAGACACGGTGTTAAGACCCGAAGGAGACGCGCCTAAAGCGCCAGAAGTTGACGAAGATATACCTCTAGGAACGAAACGTTCTCCTTTCATAGATCCTAATTTAACTAACGTAGATGATGACGCATTCGATTCGATTGAAGTTAAAACTAGAAAGGAACTTGAAAAACTAGAAGAAGAGTTTGACGGGTTTCCGATGAAGGGAACAGAGGTTGACGCTCCTGTAGAATTAAAAAGAAAAGTAGCGGCGGCTCAAGATGCTTATTCTGCTGTTGAACTAGAAAAGTTTAGAAGACAAATAGAAGGCGAAGAACCTTGGTTTATTGCTTCTGAGTTTAGAACGTTAGCTAACGCTACTCAAAATTCTGAAAGCGTATTTAAATTAGCGTTGTTAGGAGAAACGGTTAATAAACGTGGTATTCAAAAAGAAGTATTTGCCGAACTAGAATCTAAAATAGGCAAGGACGAAAACGCTAAAGAAGTATTTGAAGGGCAATTAAAGAAAGCCAAAGAAGCTATGGAGGCGTTTAAAAAACCGCCAGTCAAACAGATAGAAGCGGAAGTACCTAAAGCGTCAGAACCTACCGTCAAACAACCCGAAGTAACCGCCCCTAAAGCGCCTTCTAAACTTACCGACGCACAGAAGATCGAAGCGCTTGATCGCATGAATATGAGCGACGATGACTTGACCGCTTTTATCGACGGTAAGACCGACATTCTACCTGTTAACATTGGAGCGTTTACTGACTCTGAAGATATACAACGTTCGATGGCGGCTGTCTTAGAACAAGTTGAACAAGGGTTTAAGAAACGTCGTATTAAGACCGATAAAAAATCTTTAATTGAACAAGCGGCTAAACTGCGCAGTCAACTCGACCCGTCAGTTGATCCGTTAGATTACTCGAAGCAGATCGCAAAAGAATCAGAAGATATAATATTTAAAACTGTTGTTGCTGATTCTATGACTTTCCACGCGTTTAAAGAATGGAATAAAAAGATGGCAAGCGGGTTGGACTTTAACGATCCAAAAGTCATAAACGATTTAATGGCGGACTTAGATCGACTTGGTGAGTTCGCTGAAGCGTCAGGTACGATAGGAAGTTCTGCTGGTAAGTTATTACAGAGCCGTAAGGTATTTCGCGATCAAATCGCCGCTGTTGTAAGTACAATGGAAAAACAATCTAAGAAGGTTGAAAAAGAACTTACAGGAGAACTTACTAAATACTCGAAAGATTTAAAACCCGAACAACTAAAAGAACAATTAGAAAAACTTGGAGGTCTTAAAGCGCTTCGTGGTTTTATGAATGAGCTTAGACTTGTTCGTGACCCAGCTAAACTTGGTCGCTTATTAGAGATAAGTCGTAAAGGTCCGTTTGAAAAGATCAAAGAAGCTTACGTTGAATTGCGTTACGACATGATGTTAAGCGCTCCAACGACCCAAGGCGCGGCGTTCATGGGTAATAGTTTGATGAGTTTATACTCGTTGTCTAACCAAGCTATAGGCGGTTTAATGCGCTATCCTAAAACAGGTAACCTACAACCTACAAGAATGGCGATAAACACGGCAAAGAATTTATTGTTTTCATTACCTGACGCTTATAACGCGGCGAAAGTTGCGGCTAAGAACTCGAAAGGTCAAATGGCTTTAAACTCTCATTACGAGAAGATAGGCGGTAAAGCCTTGTCGATGGAAGAAACAGGCATCAAAGGCGCTTTAGGTGAGTCGATAGAAAACTTCGGTGAGCTTGTAGCGTTTGGTCCTAAAGGTCTTGTTTTTCAAGATGAGTTTTATCGTCACTTATTTGCAAAAGCGCAAGTTAAGTCGCTACTAACTGAAGAATATAATCAACTTATTAAGTCTGGTAACGCTCCTGTAGGTAAGCTTGATGAATACATCGAAGGTAAAATGTCACGCTATTTTGTTGATGGTCAACGCTATAAGACAAAAGAAGACGTTAACATGGAAGCCGTTACTCAGGCACGTGAACAAGGTTTAGAAGGCGATGAAGCGGTTGAATTTGTAGAAAAACACATAAAAGATAACTGGACTGATAAACTTTCAAGCGAGATGGAGTATCTTCGTGACTTTGGCGACCGCATTACATTTCAACAAGACTTGAGTAAAGATTATGGATTGTTTGAAAGTCTGGGTTCAACTGTACAAGACTATCGTAACAAACATTTTATCGTGCAGTACATTATGCCGTTTATTAAGACACCTGTTAACATCTTTAAGGAAGCCGCTGGATCAGCAAGCTTTTTTGCCCAGACGCCTATAATTGGTAGACTGTGGGCGCGTAGTAAAGCTGAATTAAACAGCGACAATCCGTTAATACGCGCTCAAGCACGAGGAAGGCAATTGGTAGGTGCGGGTCTTTGGTCTAGTGCTTTATATTTAGCCGACCAACAGATCATAACAGGAAGTGGACCGCGTGATTACAAAGAACTACAGAACAAAAAGAACACAGGTTGGAAAGCTAACTCTATCAACATAACCGCCGCTCAACGTATGTGGAAAAATGGAGACAGCCAAGGCGATCAACCTGGAGATAAATACATAAGTCTTCAACGCGCTGACCCGTTAGCTACAATTACAGGTTTATCTGCTGACTTATTAAGATTAAGCGAAGATAACGACATGCCCGAAGATACTGTAACAGCAATAGCTACTGCGGCGATGCTTGCCGTTAGAAACGCTGTTGGACAGAAGAGTTATTTAGAAACTGTAGGAAGTGCATTAGAAGCTTTAACTAGCGGACAAGCCTTCGGGGATAGCGCTGATTGGATAGGTTCATTATTTGAAGAACTAGCACGAGGAAATACACCAGCTATTTTAAACGCTGTTAATCGTAGTAATGATCCAGTTATGCGCGAAGTAAACGGACCGTTTGAAGCGTTGTTAAATCGTCTTCCTGGATTTGCAGAAACGCTTGATCCTAAAAGAGATGCGTTTGGACAGGTCGTAAAATCAGCGGGTAGTTCGCTACAGCGTCAAGTAAACTCGATTAGTCCGTTGGCTATTACCGAAACAACGACCGATAAAGCGTCTCAGATTATAAACGAGATACAAGGTCGTTATGACTTTCCTCCGTCGGATAAAAAGATTCCAGGATTAGACTTAAAAGATATTAAAGTTCCAGGGACTAAGCAGTCGCTTTATGATCGTTGGAAACAAATATACTCGCAATCTGACGTTAAAGAAGCTGTAATTGAAGCTTATGAAAACCCAGAGTTTCAACAGATGTCTAGAGTACGTTCTAGTTCGCCTTTAAGAGATTTACAAAAAGAAACAATTAATAACGTGTTGTATCAATATAGAGAACAAGCATTTGGGGAACTTATTGATGAATACCCCGAACTCTTAGATCAATATGAGTATCAAGGCGAATTACAGCAAAAGCAAATAGAAGGGGAAGAACTACCGTCTGATATGGTATCGCCTTCCCTTCGTCCATTACTTAACCAATAACATATAAAGAATTATAAATCATCATGGCTAATACATACGTCGACTACACCGCAACTGCCGCGCAGACAGATTTCGCTTTTAACTTTAATTACCTCGAAGATTCACACGTCGTTGTAGAGATTGACGGAATAGATAAAACTTTAACGACTGACTACACCATCGTTACATCGCCTTCTAAAAAGGTTGTACTTACAAGCGGCGCTACAGCGGGTCAGTTGGTACGTGTTAAACGCGTTAGTGACTTCGGTACTGACCTTGTTGATTTCGTCAATGGATCGGTTTTAAACGAAGCTGACCTCGATAAAGCTTATCAACACAATCGTTATTTAAACGAAGAAGCGGCTGAAGGTAATAACGACAGTATGCAAACCGTAGGTGGTGGAACGGACTTTAACGCGGAAAGTAAGAAGATCGTTAATCTTGCGACTCCAACGCTTGGTACAGACGCAACTAATAAGAACTATGTGGACGACAGAGTCGCGTTAGGATCGACCAACTTAAACGGTTTTGATAAGTCAACGCACACAGGCGACAACACCGAGACCGAGTTTACACTTTCGTTTACTTCGCAAACTACAACGCCCGAAGCGTATCTTGTAACGATTGATGGCGTTGTTCAAACGCCTACAACTGCTTACAGCGTCAATACCACAACGAATAAGATTA